CAGGTTAAAGAACTGGACGGTAGCATACGCGCCCATAACTTCTTCACTGGACCGGTTTTTCCAGAGTTCCGTCAGAAACTCATGGGTACCTTTAATATTTGAGCGGAAATTAGAGCCGTCCTTATTTTCCATGATTGCATATCCAGCCATAGATGAGCGGTTCCCAGTACCCTCACCAATGCCGACGATACGATACTCAGCATCCTGAAACTCCTTACGCTTCAGAAGGTTCTTACTGCGTTTCTGCTCGTAGCAAGAATCAACACGCACCATCTGCCCTTCATACCCAGCTTCACGCCAAGTACCATAATACTCATCAAGAATTGCTTGGGTATCAACTTTCCTAGTGCTAACTAGAACAATTAACTGAGTATCAGTATGCGGCAGCGAGTTCATGAGCCACTCAATACGTTTTGAGAATACCTTTGTAGTATCTACCATATCGTAGACATGGTATTGAATCTGTGCAGCAGACAGAAGTAGATCTGCAGCACTAGGCTTTTGCTTTTTGACAAGCGAGCAGATCTTATTAAAGTCGTTTGCAAACTTGTCAGCATAAAGTTCGCCATCGAGAATTACCTTAGGATTTTTCTTAAAGAAGTCTTTAAGATACGCCGAGATATGAGGTGCAGAAGCGAACTGTTTACCTTGGCGACTAAACATTCCATCCTTGGTGCAAATGCACCGGATACCATCGAGCTTAGGTTGGCAGTATACTGGAAAAGCAATTTCGTCTTTTCGGTCTTCATACTTCTGAGCAAGCATTGGCTCAATAAAGTATGGGTTATCAATATCAGCAACATCAGCAAAGTATCCGCGTTCAGCTTTATGCTGCCAGACTGCTTGTGCTTCAAAAAGCGCTTGCGCTTTAATATCTCGCTCATTTGCTCGCCCAACATTAGTAGCTTCGGCGATAGTCCATTTTGTAGTAGTCTTCTTACCATCACTCTGACCATGAATAGTGCGGTACTGACCGCCGTCAATTTCAATGGTCCATTCCTGAATAGCGCCCATTGTGGTGCGCGAGTAAAGTGTTGGTAGTTTATTCATTACAGATATACTACAATAAAGCAGCAAAAAGTAAACAAGTTTAAGGTTTTTAAGTTGTTGCTAGTCAGCAATGTCCTTTAAGAATGTTGAAATCTGCTCAGCAGTAATAGCTTCATCTATTCGTCCATAATAGTCATCAATTTGCAAGTAAACTGGATTAAGCAATTTAAGATACCCCATCTTGCGAGTGTTATCTGCTCTTGGTAGATTATCAATTAAGTACGCTTTTCCATTCTTAAACTGCTCGCTGCTAAGCAGCGGTGCACTTTCGGTATGCTCGCGCCCATAAATTTGAGCTTCTGAAAAGCCTAATCCATGTGCTTCATTATTAGCCTCGGCATAGTCGATAGTCGCTGCTGTTAGCATTAGCACGGTATACTTCTTGCGGAGCGCGCTTAATAGTTGAATAGCTCCTGGGCGAAGTTCGCTAGAATAGTATTCTAGAGTGTTTTTATTATCTATAGAGCTTGGTACGCGCAGAATTGCAGCAGTTTCCTTAATCCCAGAATATGAGTTAGTTAACTTAACACTCCGCGGATCTGTTCTACCACAGAATTGTGCGTATATTAGCGTTTCATCTAGATCAATAAAGACGAACTTGGTGATAGTCATTAGTAATATACTATACTTATTAGTTTAAAAGTAAATAAAAAAACGCAAAAGAAATTAATCTTTTGCGTTTAAGTTAATAGAATTTATGGTATTTCTTAGAACTTCAAGACCATACCGGTTCGCCAACCAAAAGTGGTATCATTAGTATGACCTGAGTGTAGAACATAGATGCCAGCATTCAACACCTTCCACTCAAGCCCAAGATCACCACCGTAATAAAAGTTGGTGTACTTTAGCTCTTTTACAGAACGAGGAAGCGAGTTATTTACATCAGTATAACCAGTATATCCGGATACTTTATAGGCAAAACCACGACCCAAACTAATAGTTTTAGTTACGTCAATCTGAGCATTGGTAGTCTCTGCCTCCAAATCCATTCGTCCAGTTAGAGTAATAATACCCCGACTAATAGCTACAAATGGCCGGAATCGCTGCCCCATATCCTGCAGAGCAGGCTTACCTTGAAATATCTGCACAGCACCAAATTCTACATCAGCCAGTGCTGAAAAGAACTTATAGCCTGCTAGCAGATCTGTCTGGTACAAAGAGGAATTCTTTAGCGACAAGTTGTTAGCAACACTTGCTCCAAAATGAAAGCTATTGAAAACATACAAATCAGCAAGAGCATAAACTGCGCCTTGCCGAGATGAAATATCTCCAAAAGTAATATCTTTTTCGCGATATTCCATTAGGATAGTCCCATTAGTCGAAGGAGTAGCCCATGCTGCAGCTGCAATTGCGATAAAAACTGCTACACTATAAAAGTGATTAAGTAGTTTGGTCATATAGTTAGGTTTGTTAGTTACTGATTGTGCCATAGGAATTAATATGTATAGTTCTATTAAAAAGGTGGTCCTGGTGAATTGCAATAGCCTTAAATTTTGCCTCTATGACTTAGCATTAATGACTGCAGATGCTAGGATAGAATGCACACCGGTTTAAGTTCAAGCGTAAACTTAACCCGTAAGGATCGGACCAAATGCTCTTAGTTTTTCTTAAAGCACCGTTTGCCAATGTTGGTTTTTTGGTTATTGCTAGGCATTACTGCCACTGGATCCGTCCGGTTCTAATAACAGCGGGGACAAATATCCGGGCTTCGCAACCCAACTCGACGAAATTGACCACTCGGGACTTATAGCTGCTATGCTTTTCATTTCTTGCTGGTCTTGACAAATACGTCTACTAACGGAGTATACTCCGATTCGGGCTTAATAAGAAAATTGGGTGCAGAGGATGGAATTGAACCATCGACCTCATGGTTATGAGCCATGCGCGCTACCACTGCGCTACTCTGCAATGAGAAAGTTACTCCGTTCCATCGGCGTCGGCATCTGTAAACAACAAAATGGAATATATTAAAAGAACAAAATTGGTGGACGCGCCGGGAGTCGAACCCGGGTGCTTAATCGTTTTCCAAACAGTTTCTACAAGCTTATTACTGTACCAATAAGGCATAAAACGCAGTACCATTTCATGAATTTTTTGCAATGTTACGAAATCGTCCTACTTTGCGCTTAGACGTAAGTCTCGCTAGATGACGGTTACCATTCTCAGCGAGAATCGGAATGATGAACCGAACAGCCTATTAGGCTGCGTAAGCAAGAGTTCCGGCTGAACCGAAAAGACCCTTGAGCATGTTAGTAATGCGATTTGGTTTTTTGCTGATGTTTAACGGTCCAGCAACCGTGCTTGCTTCCGTTGAGTCCACAATTAAGTAGAATCCAAGAACGCGCCCAAAAAAGATTTAAGCAACTATTAGCGCAGGTTGCTCAGTCGCGTGAGGATTTCTTCTAGAAGATATCCCTCCACCATTTCTTGTGATTAACACGAGAAAGTTTTAAGTGTGAAAATTGGTGGGGCAAGTGGGACTCGAACCCACAACCAAAGGATTATGAGTCCTCTGCTCTGACCATTGAGCTACCACCCCAACTTTAAGCTAAATGGCATAGACGGAAGGAATTGAACCTCCTTAAGGCACTTTTGGAGAGTGCTGCACAACCGGTGTACCACGTCTACATAAAAAAGTGGTGCGCGGGAGGAAGCTTTCGCTTAATCCTTACTTTGCCGAGAGTTCTACGGTTCAAAGGGCACGTACTGGGAGCCTCTGCAGATTTACCAGCCTCTTGTGGTTAAGCAGCCCGTTCACGTTTTCCTCTCTATTTGCATAAGCCAAAAGTAGGGAACCAACCACGGTTACCCTCCCGCACAAAAGAAAAATGGAGCTTCGAGACGGGGTCGAACCGACGACTTCCGCTTTACAAAAGCGGTGCTCTACCAACTGAGCTATCGAAGCAAAACCGCTACACTGCAGAAAATGTTATTGGTGCTCCTGACAGGACTTGAACCTGTAAGCCTTGCGGCAGCGGCTTCTAAGACCGCCAAGTTTACCAATTTCATCACAAGAGCAAAATAAAGTACCCCATACCATAGCGTCCTATGGACTCACCTGTCAATTCAGGTTACGCGCATTGCTTATAGCTAGAGGACACGTGGGCGGAGATGGCGGGATGGACGAGATTTGAACTCGCAATCTACAGCGTGACAAGCTGGTGCTTCACCGTTAAGCTACCACCCCTAAAATTATTTGAATTGCGGGCTGGGCTTGATACCAGCTGACAGCGCCAAATATCCGCGACTTAGCGGGGTCCTTTGCTGCCGTGGACTCGAAGGGCTGCGTGTCCTTCCACGCCGCCGCAAAATGGCGGAGGAAGTAGGATTCGAACCCACGGTGAGTTGCCCCACGACTGATTTCAAATCAGTTGCCTTAAGCCAGACTCAGCCATTCCTCCGTAAATTTGAACAAAGTGAAAATTGGTGGACCCAACAGGGATCGAACCTGTGACCTTCTGCTTGCAAAGCAGCTTCTCTACCAACTGAGATATGAGCCCATAAAAGAAAGTTAAGAAGAATGGTTTTGCTCTAGATCTCGTGGGTTTGAAGATGTGCAACCAATTTTCCCAGGTCATAGATCGCTCATTAGCTCTTGCGGTTCGTTGCATACTAAGCAGCAGTAATGGTGTTTGCTAGATCTTCTTAACTTAAAAAGTGGTGTGCTCCGTTCATACTTTACTTTATTGGGTATGAATCTTCAGCCTACTTTGATGATAAGCCTAGCACAAAAAAATGCCCGGCGGTTATTTACCGACGTCCGGGGATCGTCAACTATCTACTAAAAAGAACATATTAATTTGGTCCCTCTCGTGCGTTTTACTGGCACGGATTGGATCCCCCTTTATCGGTCGTTTGGACTCCTTAAAGCCGGAATCTGGCGGTTAAATTGAAAATTTTGATAGAATGACCACATTTAGATGCTGCGTCATTTATCTATATAGATCTTACATTAAACAGTATGAAAGTAAACAAGAAAACAGAACAGTTTAGCCTATAATAGACTTAACAACAGAACAAAAACCGCGGCGTGGTACATTATACTTACGCGCCGTGCGCCAGCTTTCGCCATTAAGAACTTGGCAGTGTCCGCCAGTCTTATGGTCCCAGATCATTACACCAAAGCGATTGACAGCAGTCTCTCGCGGTACAAAGTTAAGATCTGGTAAAATGCCTGCAGCTACTAAGCGCATAGTCATTTCTGATTCGGTATAACCTGGTTTGTTACTGTCTGATTTCACCATAGCAATATCATACCAAATTGCATGAGAAAGTAAACTATTACAAATTACATAACCCGTTGAGTAGTAAAGACTGCGCTATTTTGTTCTAATGTGTTAGTACTATTAGTACTGTTCTCGCTTTTGAACAAATGCTCCTCAGAAGCAATCATAGCAAAGTGCACTATTCCGTCAATGTAATTGGCATATCTGTTATTAATAGCGTCTAATGCTGGATACTTACCAGTAGCAACCAATGCCTCATTAGTTGGGCTAAATTCTAAATGATAGTAAAATCTTAGCTGATCAAATTTCTGTTTTACTTGATCTGCTACAACCTGCGGTGCTGAAATACTAAAGTAGTAGCGATCTTGGTACTTAGTTGTTTGTGCCTCAATACCTAGTTGTTCTACATCTTCTTTGTTTACTTCGCACGCAGTGCTGTAAGTGTAAGTTAATGCTGTGCAAAGTGTATCGATCAAACCATACCAACGGTCTGGAACTTCTAAACCCCAGTATAGACAGGTTTCAGTCTTGTCTTTATAGCGGTTCTTAAAAATTAGTGGGTACTTTTTACAAAGCTTTTGGTCAAGATCTGGGTGCATAGTAGTATTTAGGTTCTCGAGAATATATTATTGTTTGAGCAATGTCATTCCAATTTGAAAATTTTGGGTAATTAACTTTACTTTTAGAATTGTGTGGCTGCTCAACTAAAATTGGCTGAAGACCGAGCCATTTGCCAACTTTAGCATTCTTTGGCTTATCTTCAATCCACCAGCATCCACTATCCGCATATCTACAAAGAGTATCGTGTTTGCTGAGACTTGGATCCAAGCAGATGATATCTCGAAAGCATTCTGGTCCAAACAATGAGTATAAGTTATGCTTTCGCCTTGCCGCTGATAGCGTGTTTGCACTTAAGCTAGTAATAACTGTAAAGCGATAACCATACTCATGACAAAGTATTCGCACATTAGCAATGGCATCACGGAGCGCTGGAAGCGTTTCGATGAAGCTAGAGTTATTAAACTCGTGTAGAAGCTTTTCAGCGTTATTTTTTGGAAGACCATAAAGTTTATGGATGTTATATTCTTCTGGATTTTTTACTGAGTGACCAAATGTAGCCATCCATTTTGCAAAAGCTGAAGTCCAGTCTAGTAGAACTCCATCACAGTCAGTAAGAATAAGTGACTCAGAAAGTTTTGTGTAATGTGTCACAAAGAGATTGCTGTGCGTCTGAGCCCAAGTACCTTATCTGTCGGCGCAAAGTACGGAATCTTTGGAGATACATTACCCAAAGTAGAGACGTGCACCTTATAGTTTACTTCAAACGCTGAGGAGTGACAAGTATTAAGTTCAATCTTGACACCGTACTTTGTTGCAAGTACAGCAAGAGTTTTATTAAGATCTGCGTGCAATGCTGGCAGATCATCATCATTTTGATTAAGCTTCATCATAAACCTAGTTTTACCAATTGGGTTGGGTAGTAGTAACCATAAAGATATACTACACTCTTCTGCTTAAAAGTAAACTACTTTATGGCTTTAATCTAATCCTTTTTTATTTTTGTTCTTCTTCAACGACTTAGATTTGGTTTGCAAGCGAGAAACAACTTCTTCTGCGTTCATCCAGATATCTTTACCGTCCAAAATTGACTTAATTTCACTCGGAGTAAGAAAGCTCTTATAGACTTCAGTTAAAAAGCGTTCTGACCATTTTCGCTCATGGTGAAGCTGGTCGACCATTTCCCCGCCTTTACCAATCGTCCCACCAGAATAATCGTGAAACATAAAGATTGAATGTGGCGAAATCTCATAACTATCTGCCATTAAAAATATCATGGTGGCAGCAGACATACACGCGCCTTCTACCGAGGCAACTACAGGAGCTTTGCATTCTCGAATAACGCGCATAAACTGAATAGCAGTCATAAGACTGCCACCTTCTGAATTAATGTAAAACTTCACGATATCAGTTGGTGGACAATGCCTAATTTGATTGAACCAGTTACTATACTTACTTGGGTTTTCAATTTCGCCAGAAATATAATATTCATGCAAATGAGAAAGTGGCTTATCTGTAAATGTCCCACCACTTTCTGTTTGAGTAGTTAGAAGGTCAAGTAATTGATTGTTAGTCTTTTTGGTATACATTTGTAAGTTAATAGATACAAGTTGGGTTAATATTTGCGTGGCGATGGGTTTTAATAGCCTCAAGTAAAGGCTTTGTCCAGTTATCACGGTGTTCCTTAAAGACAATAGGAGGAGCAAAGTCCACTGCTATAATAGTAACTATAGAAGTAATTGGTATGCCAGTGCGCTCTTCAAACATAATAGCATAAGCAGTCTCTTGCATAAAATAGTTATGCACTTCATCTTTATCTTTTATTCGAGTAGAAGTCTTTATATCTACTATTGAAAGTTTGTCATCAAATTCAGCTACAATATCGACTCGGCCCGCTACTCCAAGATGGTCTGAATAAAGACCGGCTTCTTGAATAAGAATCTTGCCAATTCGAGTTTTTAGAATTGGCTTAATTGAGTTAAATGCCGATAGAGTGTTTGGCATTGCTTTCTTTACATCAATAGATTTGCCGTTTAGAAAATCTTCAACGAGCGAATGAACTGAAGTACCACGCGATGCAGCAACTCGACTAACTCGAGAAGCTTCTTCTACACCTACACGAGCACGCCATTCCTGAATTTTATCTTTTGACAAAGCGCTCAGCACTGAAGTAATGCTGGGGTAGCGCTTACCCTTTGGAGTTAAGTAAGTACGGCCAGTACTAGCATTCTCGCATATCAACTCATAGTCGAGCAGAACCGGAGTATGATTAAAGGTTTCGGCCATATTCTGGATTTTCTCGATCTGCTAGGTCTTCTTGATCTTGCAAATAGCTAATCCAAGCGTCATTTACTGACATGGGTGCTGCTGTCTCTTTGGTCTTTTGCTTTTTAGACTTCCGTGCTTTAAGTTGAAACGGATCCACTTCTTCTCGCGGATCAACTAGATTGTGCCTTGTAAAATTATTCATGGTGTTTATCCTATAAGAAACTCGATATTCTTTCGAGTTGTAATTGGTTTATAGTTGCTTGTGGGATTAGCAAGCTTTTCTTTCTTGATTAGCTCCTTAGTCATGATGTAATCCCGAACCAAACCAGAACGAACTACATCTTGCCAGCTAAATTCGAGCAAATAGAAGTACTTCATTTGCTCAATGATCTTCATAAAATCAAGAATTCCCCGAGAATCTTTATCTTTCTCAAAATCAGATTGGTAATAATCACCGCACATGATTAAGCGGCAGTTCTCACCCAAACGAGTAATAATCGAGTCAAGCTCATGGAAAGTCAGATTCTGCATCTCATCGATAATAACTACAGCATCATGCAGCGTAATTCCGCGAACAAACGAGGTAGTAAGAAATTCAACTTTCTTTAATGCTACAAGCTTTGCAAAGGCTGTTGGGTCACCGAATAACTCGGTGCAGATTGCAATATACGGATAAAGATAAGTAGACTCTTTTTCTGCACGATCTCCAGGAAGAAATCCAATATCTCGAGTTGGAACAATTGACCGAACAATGATGATTTTCTTACGCTTGGATTCCCCAGTCAATACCTCTTGCAAAGCAAGATAAAGTGCTAGAAAGGTTTTACCTGTACCAGCACAACCAGACAAGCAAAGATGATTGTCTTTCTTATATGCTGCAAATATTTTTTTCTGATTAGCAGTAAGAGGTTCGATTACTCGCAAAGTATCATACTTTGGAAGCGAGGGCTGTGGAGCCGGGGCAGATTTACCATGCTTTTGTTCTTTGAATTTTTTAGCCATATAACAATAAAAACTGTACTTTTACTTAGTATTGATTGAATTACCTCTTCCAGAACCACCTTTAACTTTTTTTAATACATCATTCCACCCATTGCTAGTTCTACTTAAATTTGACTTAAACCCAGAATAGCTTAATTTAACTACTGATACTGCCCGTTTGCATTCTTTCTTATTACATGCTGGACAAGCGCGTTGAGCATCACGGTTGGCAATGGTTACTTGTTCAGTAAACTCATTACTACAGGATTCACAGAAATAATCGTAGTTCGGCATATAGTATGTTATTATGTATGAGTTTAAGAAAACGGCAACCTTATAAGTGTAAGGTTGCCGGTCTGTATAGTTTATTAGTTAACTTAAATTGCTTGCTCTAGCATCTGAGTTCCTTGCATAGACTGAATGACTTGTGCCAAGTATTGCTGTTTTTTCTGAAACGCATTTACTCGAGGTACATTTGACTCGTCGGGTTCTTTTTGAAGTCGTTGAATAAAGTAATCGAGTTCCACATAGTCTTGCTGTAGTCTTTCCAGTTGGTTAGTTAGCATGATGTCTCAATCCTAGCGGTTTCTGATCTCATGGTATAATGGATACGGTAGTACCCCCAAGAAATTACTTAAAGTTTAGACAATAAGAGTTGGCCATGTAGCTTTAACCAATTCAGTTGTAATGGACGGATATTTACTCTGAAGTTTTTTTTCTTTAATAAGGCAGACAATCTCAGCATCCCTAGGATGAATTCCCTCAAGAAGGCGTAGAAATAAGCTTTGGCGCTTTAGAGAACTAAGCTTATCTCCAGCACCACCTTTTACAAAATAAGTAAATTGCTTTGTACTGCGCGTTAAATCGGTTGCTGAAAATCCATCTTTTGATAGATCTGCTTGATAGGTTGGAAGGCCTATGGGCAAACTGAAAACGATTGCTGGGTCAAAGGCGGCGCGAAGAACATCGCGAAGAGCAAGGCTATTGTTGCTCTGTAAGACAGCAATTCGGTCATTAGTAGTTTTAGCATTAGCTACCGTGTCAAGTACTTCGTAGATTTTAGTTGGTTTAGGCATGATTAAATTCAGACGCACACTCTATCAGTTGAGAACAGCGTTTATCGATCAAATAGTTCAAAGTATTATTAGAAAGCTTAGATCTTGAAGTAACAGAGGTATTTATAATCTGAAGCTTCTTGGCTTCAGGAATCTTAGACAAATCGATCATCTGTTGGTTACGCTGAAAGTTGCGATAAGTTTCAGTATCCATTACCTCTTGCAATCGGTTACGGTTCAGCTGCCATTCATCAACTTTCTTTGAAGAAAGT